ATATAAGAGCCTCCATATTTTAGTCGTTTAGAAACAAATTATTTTAATGTGGTGTGCTTCGTGACAATAAATTAATAACCAACACACCGGCACAAATCAACATCATGCCTATAATGGCTGGCAGGTCCAGCCGTTGGCCGAAAAATCCCCATGACAGTAAACTAATCAGGACAATACCGACTCCTGACCAGATAGCATAAGCAATCCCTGTAGGAATATAAGCCAGCGTCTGAGCTAATAACCAGAATGATGCACAATAACAAATAATTGTACCAACAGATGGCCATAACCGTGTAAAACCTTCTGAAAACTTCATTAAGGTTGTACCAATGACCTCTGCAAGTATTGCACCACCAAGATAAATATAAGGGTTCATAGCATATTCTTTCCTGTTCAAACTGGAGAGAATTGTACTACAGTTTGAACTCAACTCACCTGTTTCATCATTGTGTTCCCATTGATGTTCTTTTATATACCCTCAATACCCGTTTCATCGCGGCACTCTGGCGACACTCCTTAAAAATCAGATTCGTGCTCACCTTTCCTTCCCGTTCTTCTCTGGTAGCGAACCGGTAATACACCGTTCGCCAGACCTTACCATCAACGACCAGGATTCCTGCCCGCGCCATTTTAGCCGCAGCCTGATTTATGCTGGTTACGGTTGCGCCTGTTACCGCGGCAACGTCCTGTGCACAGAAGCTCTTATGCGTCCCCAGGTAATGAATAATTGCCTCTTTGCCCGTCATACACTTGCTCCTTTCAGTCCGAACTTAGCTTTAATTTCTGCGATCTTCGCCAGAGCCTGTGCACGATTTAGAGGTCTACCGCCCATAACAGGAAGTTGTTTTACTGGTTCAGGTATCGTCTCACCACGGTTAATTCGCGCTGTCATACAGGTCAGTTCATCGGCAGCCTTGCGCCGTAATTCCGCGTCAGTCAGCGCATTGGCCCGCATGTTCTGGTACAAGTTGGTAACCAACCAGTAATGCGCGTTCGATTTCCACGGATAAGACTCTGCATCCGGATACAGGCCACGCTTCCGGCAATACTCGTAAACCATATCAACCAGCTCGCTGACGTTTGGCAGCCC